CTTTGCGGGAGTGAATAAACGAAGAGTTGTTGATCTCCAGCGCCACGGAATGCTCAGCCGCCGCCCGGGCGACAGCCTGAATGTCGATAGGGTATTTCGGGTTGCCCATTAGCCAGCCAGTAGATAAATGCATTTAACCCCCCGCCATAAGTACTTAAACGTCGTACCTTATTATAACCAGTACTACCAGCATCCCCTAACACATCACAGTTAAGGTCATGTACCACTCAGAATCAGTACTAGCATCTTGATCACATCGTCCAGTACTACAGGTGGCAGGTACACACCGAATACCACAACTACCACCGGAATGATCACGTAGTTGTACACAATCAAAAAAACGAACACATACGCGATGTAACGCTTCCAGGACGTGTCGTTAGGCTTAACCGTACTCTGCCTCTTGCCTGTAACGATCTCCTTGCTATGGGCTTCCTGTGAAGGGGTAGCATTGCCCATCATTTTACTGATCAATCCTTTGATTAACTCAATCATGTTAAGTCCTCCAATAGTTCACGAATTTTTTGCATGTGCTCTTTATCCATTCCTGCTGTGAACTTGAATTTCGCCATCAGTGCTTTATTCAAACTGCCCCACTGTGAACACAGCATACAAATAAGTGATGATTCAGCATGTAAGGCTTCGGCGTATGTTGGGAAACAGGCCAGGATGCTCTTTTTATACGGCTCACCTGCTTCGATCATTTCATTCACTGATTTACTGGAACTGGTGTAATCGTTCCAGTTCGATTGTTTACTCTCCGGCTTAATCTCTGAGATATTTTTAATCGATTTCCATACTCGTTTCTGACCGATATAGAATTCACCACTGTTCGGAAACTGGATTAAATATACGAAACATGCCGTTTCTTCTGGGATGAAATCTTCATCTTTGTACCACATTGCCCATTTCATTTCGTCATTTGACGCCATTTTTATCACTCCTTGATAAATACATTCATACACATATTTATGAGGAAACATCAAAATGAGCATCGAAACAGACGTAATTGAGTTACTGAAAAAACTTGAGGGTACTAAACAATACCAGACCAAAATGAAGTATTTCAGAAATGGCCTTTTCCATATCTATAAAGATTCCGAAGGTTTTGAAACTATCGGGTACGGTCATCTTGTTAAGTCTAGTGAACGTGGTAAATTCGTAAATGGCATCACAGAACAGCAAGCCGATCAATTACTGCTGGTCGATTACCAGAAGGCTAAACGTGATGCTGATTCATTTAATCTGGATTTACCAGAACGCTGGAATGCATTAGTTTCTATTCTCGTATTCCAGTTGGGTAAAGCTGGGTATTCAAAGTTCATCAAACATCTTGCAGCACTGAAGAACCACAATTACGCTACTGCAATTGCAGAACTGAAAAACAGCAAACTTTACCAACAGACCCCGAACCGTATTGATCAAATGCTATACTGGGTTACAAACCAATAAAACAACAAAGGCCAGCTATTATGCTGGCCTTTGTTGTTTTTCATGCTGCAATTCTAAAATGGTCAATACGCGTGATAGTTTCACATCAATTTCGTTGATTTTCATCTGAACGTTTTTCAGTTCAGATTCTAATACAACCTGTTCATTTTCGATTTTATCTAAACGTTGCTTCAATAGCTTCTGCTCAGATTGCAAATCACCTATGCGACGTTCCAACGTCTCTGTATCCTGCTTAAACTCACGATATCGTGAAAATGCAAAACCCAGTACTGCCACGGTTGCACTCACACAACCGATTAATGTTCCTGTAATCATCATACGCAAATTCCGAGAAACAGACTCAGCGTAACGATTGTCCATAATGGCAGGCCAACAGTATGCAGTGCAGCCAGACTTAATACGGCTGCTGCATAAATGCCAAATTTAATTAGCTTTTCTTTATCCATATTATTATTCATATTACTATCCTCTCTCATGTGTACTGAGAGTATTTATTATTTTTACTCTAAAAACGCCTGTTTTAACTGCACCAGGTAGTACTGAATATTCAACCCCTTCACGAATAACTTGTATACATCGATTACCTGCACCTCGTATACATCATCGTAATATTGCCAGTTCACAATATCACCACGATTCAGTACTGGCTTCTTGTCATCCATGAATGCAATGTTCATGAAGTCATGCCCCATGACATCTACCCCATAACCGTTAAAGTACTTAGAATCTATGAATGCCTGATTAAATGGAATATTACACATAAGTACTTCATGACCGTCTAATGTGATGTTTTCTGTTACGTCTTCACTGAAATGCTGTTGCATTAGTTTCTCCTGAATATGAATGTTCCTTTCATATTATTTATCACTAACCTCCCTTTCTGTTCAGTTTCCTCAAAGAAGTCATATATTATTTTCCTCTTTTTCTTCTCATACTTACCAATAATCCGTTTATCACGTTTCTTTTTCTTCAGACTGGTATCAATCAAATACTTTTTACCGTTCTGCTCCACTACCTTGTACTTCTTACCCATCTGGGTATGCAGTCCTGCAATGTTGCCCTGAGCGGTCATTCTGGCATTACTGGTAGGAATAATTTTGTTAAACGTTGCCGGGTCATCTGTCAGTACTGAACGCAGATACGCAGCCTGTGAACCACGTACAATGATTTGGTTAGTCCTGATGCCATTACCATACTGAATGAAATTGAAGAATATCGCCCGTTTGGTGAAGTTAACCGCCCCGCCATCGACACTATTACTGATGTCATCCTGAATCTGTTTCGATAATGCACGGCAACGTTTTGTTAATTCTGACTGAAAATCGGTGATAAACAATTTGCCCTGACTATTCAGTACTCGTACTGCATCGGCGGGAGTTGCCCCCCGCCTGAATTCTCCTGATATCATTTTAGTTTCCTTATGCTCTACCTACAATTACAGTTATATTGGCACCGTTGTACGCACCCACATTATTGTTAGAACGCTGTTCAATTGTTAATGTTACCGCTACGCCTGCTGGAATTGTCATCGTACCCGAACCTACTGCAATATCGGATGAAAGACCTGATGCAGAGGCACTGGTGAAGACAAAGCCAGCTCCATTTGCATATATGTTTACACCACGAATATTAGTAGACTCCCTGGGCGGGTTGTAGTTACCGTCATAACCGCCTTTTACAGTGACCGGAACGCATGGGATTGAAAGAATACGGGCAAATTGTGGTTCTGCTGGAATTGTAATACCACCACTACCTAACAGGAATACACGCATAATATCGCCCTGAATGCTGTTCGCTTTCAGATTATCAATCGTACAGTTACTGAAATAACCATTTGTGAACGACCCGCCTGATGCATTGACGGTCCCGCTAAAGTTGCCTGATGTAGCGTTAACATAGCCTGAGAACGATCCATTGGTGGCATAAATGGTCCCGCGTAGGTGGACGTTATTGAAGTATGCAGAACCATCTTTACGGATGCACCAACCACGCCCGTTAGTATCCCACGGCCCGATATCATTCCAATCATTAGAGCTAATCTGATAACCAATTTTTGCGTTATTGATCGAACCGTCCTGAATTTTGGCAGTACTGATACTCGCATCGGCAATGTGTGCCTGACCAATACTGGCATTAGCAATCATTGCACTGTTGATGTAAACGGTATTGTTCTGTACTGCAAACGGAATTACCGGGTTAGATACCGCACCAGATGTTTTTGCCGTGATAATTTTAAAGTCATCGGCAACGAAATAAACAGCACTTGCTTTAGTAGCTGCGTCAGAGTAAATACCCATCCCCGCAATAGTACCATTACTGTTTACCTTGACCTCATAATGAGAGTTCACAGTATTTTTTAGTGCATCGATATTGGTAGTCATGGCAGTACTGACACTGCTGATAGAACCGTTCAGTTCAGATTTTGCCTGAGTTAATGCGGTTGATTGAGCCGTATCTTTAGACGTGATAGTACTGTTAAGTGTCGCAACCTGGGACGTAATATTACTGTTGATACTGCTAACCTGTGCATTCAGTGCTTGTGTCTGAGCCGTATCTTTAGTTGTAATTGTCTGATTCAGTGTTGTGACTGCTGCACTAATATCTGTAGCTGTTTTACTGGTCAACTGGGTAATACTGGTCGCATTCGCCTTATCTCCATCAGTGATGGCCTTATTCAACGTAGTGACCTGTGCTGATAAATCCGCTGCTGTAGTTGCCTGCAAATTGGTAATTGCCGTTGCGTTTACCTTATCACCGTCGTTAATCAACTTTGTCGTTTTAGTTTCTGACGCACCGATCTTAGTAGTTGTGTTCACGTTAGCCTGTGATACTGCGTCGTCAATGGCAGTACTGATCTTGTCGTCCAGATGAAGGAAATCATTCAGTGACTGTTCATCCTGTACTGACCAGTTAACCCTGCTCTGCAAGTCAACATAGACCCCCGCCGTATAGATGATCGAATCCTGGCCGAACTCGTCATAGGCTCCAGCTCGAACATAGTACTTCCCATCGGCAATGGGGAAACTGTGCATGAACGGACTGTTAGTACCGAACGCTTTCAGGTTCTGCGTGAATGTACTGTTAGTAGCAACCTGTACCTGTACACCCGCAAAGTCAGTAGCCGATGCTTCCGGGCTGTTGTACGCAACGAAAATAGACTCATAGCCTGCATTAGCCGTGAACCCGGTCAATGCTGGGCATTGTGGGTTAGTCACCGTGATACGGGCTTCTGCACTATAGATACTACTGTTATGACCCCATGCCACAACACCGAAAGTACGTGTACGGCTTAGAGTATCCAGCTTGTTCATTGCATAGGTGTACGTGAACTGGTTCGCCTGGATGAAGTACGACCGCTTTTTGACCATGCCAGTGTCATACACAATGATTTCGTATTTGTTGAAATACTCGCTGAACTTCTTACCGTTCACATTTACGTATGACTGATCATCCCACCCTATGATGAAATCCAGTGCATCGGTAGTCGTTGCAGTACTGCCACGGTTGATCAGATTCAGGCCAGTAATGGCAGGCAGGGTAAACGCGAAATCAGGTACAACACCGTTCTGTGTCACCTTGTCGGACACAATGCCGAGATTGTTGAATGCTGCTACTGCAAAATCGTACTGTACCCCTGTCGTGAGGCCGTATAGCTCGTATGAAAGTACATACTGGTTCGTGCTGCCGCCATAAGTCCACGTTTGCGTACCTGTCTGACGGTAGTACACGTAGTAACCACGCAAATACTGATCGATACTGGCAGACCATGAAAGTACTACAGTATGCCCCTGATTAGTTGCCCCCTTCTTAACTACTGTGAGGTTTGACGGTGGCAGTACTGCTACTGGTTTCGGTAATGTTCCTTCCCAGCCATACATCGGTACGTCTACGCCTTCATAAATGCCCTGGTGATACTCAACACATTGCAACTGAACCATACCGATACTGTCGGTATTCGTGCTAATCGACTTACCCGCTACCCTGAACAGCTTATTCTCGTAACCATGTTCCGGGAAATTAACGGTAATTACATCCCAAACGGCAATATCCCAGCCACTGTCAGTACTGAAACTGATTGTATTGTGTGAGTACTTGCCTTTCAGCAATTCGATGTTAATCAGATGTTCAACCTGATCTTTGTCATACACCCATGAATAGTCCAGGCTTTTAGCAATAATCAATCCATCACTGGTTAATACATCACTGGCCGGAATATCAGACGGAATACGCAAAATATCATCACTATAATTATTTGTAGTGTTCTTCCATGTTGCATCGATGGTATTGAAATAATCGCTGATGCCACTCGTAGTACTGACAAATTCACCGAAAATTGTTGATTCGTCAAATGTCTGTACTGATAGTGCCGGAATATCTATAGTCAAATACAATTTACCACAATGAATACTGGTAATGCCGCCAAATGTCATCAGCATTTTTTCAATGTTTGATTTATATGTGGACTGATAATCAATAGCACCATTACTATACATCTGATAACGTGTACAGTACTGTGCTGCCGTCTGGAATGATGCAATATCAATATTACCGGGACTGACACCGAGGCCATATTCCGTATTGGTCACATAGTCGTATAGCTGGTTTACGGGGTTATTGCTGACAATCGTAGTGCCTGACACTAAATCGTAAATCTTTTTGCCAGAACATTCTGCCGTAAGTACGTAACTATCGTTGACCAGTAAATTATCTTCTAATGACTTTTGGGTTTTTTTGATAACGGTATATACCTGTACGATCCCGTTACCTTTGAACGTACTGTTATTCCACTGAGAACCACCATAAGTACCAGCCAGTACTTTACCCGCCGTGTAACTAGGTTTTCCGAAATAAACCTCTAACTGCAAAATATCACGGTATTTTGCATCGATACTGGTATTTGGTACTACACCTTCAACACTAACAGGAGTTGTCAGTACTGGTTCGTCATCAAGCCAGATTTGGCTGACCTTGTTAATCTCACCCATTGCCAGGGCATGACTCGTAAACAGGTACTGACTGCTGTTGTTCTGTACGTTGTACCAGTTAACGATACTGCCGCATTTCACCTTTTCACCGTACAAAATTGGTATACCCGATTGTGGGCTGGTAGAACGGCTGAGAGTAGTAGCACTGTCTGTATGAGGTGTAATACCCGGCATCTGTGACAACATCGATGTGGCTACAAGTGATGCCGCCCCCGCCCCGGCTCCCCATGCAGCGGCGGCAGTAAGGCTTGCCCCGCCTGTGTATACGGCGGCTGCAACTGCAACCGCCGTAATGAGGGCACCAAATAAACCAGCACCTGTAATTTTACCGCCCATTATTCACCCCCTTCCGTTGGAGTGATCCGGTAAAATTTCCAGTCATGTAGCCAGGGCAGTACTGCAACATTGAATCCAGTACTGTCAGCATTCAGGGCAATATACTTACCATCCAGTACTACAGAACCGTGAATACCATTTATCATGATGTCACCGAACACTGGCTGAACGACCTGTACGCCATGCTTCTTACAGATCTCTTCCAGTGAACCCACTTCGTGTTTAGTGAACAGTTTCTGACCTGCCTTAATGGTTTTGTATTTGCCCATAGCCAGATCGGTATATGCAGTACCGCATACCTGATCGATAACTCTCAGTACCAGAATATTGCAATCATTTTGGCCTAAAGCGAATTCAGTACTAATAGTTTCCTGAGCAATGTTGTGAATTTTGATTATATTGTTTCTCATTTTTTATACTTCCATGTTTGCTGAGAGTTAATTTTCCCGAGTAGTGAAAAATACGCATCATTTTTATGTGTACTTTGATGCACTGAATTTGAGGCAAGGGTCCGGGTTTGGACGTCCAGCTTCTTCCATATGCTGTTAACATACACAGTTAACTCGTTTTTTATATCGTCGTTATTTGATACCGATTCAAAATAATCAATATAGCCACTGAACATTAATGAATTATCCAGTACTGTAGCGTTTGCAGGATTCAGTATTGTCAGCCATAGATTAACCTGTGCATTTTTCAGACCGCCTGATAATGCCAGTGCCTGGAATGCCTGTGATACATTACTAACTTTGAAAGACATAGAATCATTGCTAATATCTTTCTGTTCACTGAATGAGCCGAAACTGTCATTAATGAAGTCCGGGAATGAGGTGTATAAATTGCCGCTTATATTCAGGTCGATATAACCATCATTAAGATGAAGTGGCTGAACTCCAGATCCCTGAACTGGATAGATATCGACACATTTAACTGTAACGCCTAATTGCATAACTTCCGATACTGTTAGCTGGGTTTTATTACCGCCTCTGGTAATGTTCCAGTACTGTAATAATGCCGGATTGGTAAACACTGCCTGATTCATTACAGTGCCTCCGTCGCTTTAACTTGTAGACTGATAATATTTGTTGATTGCAAATTAAGGTCACAATCCACATCAATAATAAATGCCCCAGTAATACCCTGATAACGAATTACTTCACCTGCCTGTACGTTCTGACGTAATGCCGGAAAGATGGTAATAGAGGTGCCTGTATTGGCAATAATGCGATGAATTTTAGTGCTGTTCTGGAATGTAACTAACGTACCAACTTCCAGTACATTACTGTTGCAGGGAATAACAGTACCGCCTTTATTAACGGTTGCAGTACTGGATACTGTATTAAATTGATTGCCTGTATACAGGCTGTAATAACCAAGGTCAGTACTGAATGGTCGCCCCTGTGAGTATTGAGCAATAAAGTTCAGTACCTCTTGTCTGTCTGCCTGATTAAATTGAAGATTGAATGAAATCTGATAGTACTGAATACCTGTACTGCGTCGGATTTGTGCACCCGTCCAGCTCTTATTTGAATAGGCAGGTTCTGTACTTTGTAACTTGAAGTCACTTATCTTGATATTGTTTGAAAATAAACCCATGATGTTCTCCTGATTTACAGTATTTATCAGGAAAAGAAAAAGCCAGCGTGAATGCTGGCTTTTGGTATTACGTATTTCTGGTCTGTGCTGCTCGTACTGCCTGCATCACGTTATTTGAATGCTTTTTCAGCATGGTCTGAAATTGCTGATCGGTAATTTGACCACCGCCATTAACCACTAACGGGGCATTGATTACAGTCTGACCAGTACTGTTATTATCTGACTTATCCTGTTGTTTCAGGAATTGAGTTAAATCACGGTTGTTATCATTGTTCAGAACACGTTCACCCGCTTTCAGAACCCATGTTGATTCATCATTACCACCCAGTTTAGGTACTGAATCAATACCGCTGTGTGCCTGCCCCTGAATCTGTGTACCACGTGCAGTACTGATAATTGACGCCCCTAAACTTGCCACCTGTGCATAGTTGACAAAGTTCGCAGGCCACGGCGTAGCCATTGCGTTTGCCAGTGCTTCTTGTATTTTCATTACAATATTGGCAATACTAATCGACTTACCAACGATAAACGCCGCCTGGGCAACCTTATTACTTTTTCCTGCAACACTCTCAAGTATTGCCCCGACATTCATTGCCGTATCAGCAAAAGTTTGTATCTGCAATTGGCTATTCTGGCGTTCTACCTGTGCGGCTTTATTATTATATTTTGCAGTTAAGTCAGCTTTTCGTTTTTCAAATTGCTCTTTAGAAATTAACTTGTCGGCATAAAGTTGTTCATCAACCTGAATTTCAAAATCACGCTGCTTGTATATTTCGTCCTGTTGTCTTTTGATGGCATCCTGATTACCGAAAGGATTACTTTCATCAACTAATCCAGAGCGTACATCCTGTGCAGAGAGCATCTTCTGAATATGTTCAGGAGTAATATTTTGCGTATTACCAATACTCAACGCTGCGAGGTTTTCAGATAATTGTTTAGGTTCGGATGCTTCCAACATTTCAGTAATAATACGTTTACTACCTTCTAAACGAGCCTGTTCCTGACGTGTAATAATTTTGGTTTTTTGTTCTTCATTTAGATTCAAAGTACTTAACGATTCATCCAGTTTTTTACGTAGCTCGTTCTGAGTGTAATTATATTGAAGTACTTGCTGTTCTGCTGAGTTTTTACCCAGTTGAGACATTACCTGATTCAGATTAATACGTGCCTGAATTTGTTTCTGCTCAAGCTGTTTAGCGTCTGCTGCGGCTTTTTTGGCAGCATCTTCCGCTTTCTTTTCACCTTCTGGGTCTTTAAGTTTATAAGGTTTAGTACTAATAGTTTTCGGTGCAGTTTTTGGTACTGTACTATTTGAGTACTGATTTTTACCCCATTCATCAGGCAGAGCATGATAATCACCCAGTGAGGCAAAATCATATGCAAAACGTTTCAGGTTTCCACCCATCTGATCGAAAGATGGTAATTTCCATTCACCTGCAAAGATGTTACGTAATTCATTGAGTGCTTCAATTACAGGTAATAGTGCGTTAACTCGTAGTTCCTGGAAATTGCGATCCAACTGAGCAATATTCTGTTCATATGCAGCATATGCCTGTGCTGTTTCAGAAGTAATACCAGCATGTTGTTTTTCAATTGCATTAATTGCTTCAACTTCTGACTTGTACTGTCTCAGTACTGGAATGAGTTTACTGGAGTCGCTGGCAATACTTTCCATAGCATTGGTAATTTCAGCATTCGATTTCCCTGCTTTTTGAAGTTCATAAAATGTCTTGATGATCATTTTGATACCGCCATCGGCATCATTCATATACTTTGTAAAGCCCTGAAGGTTTACACCCCATGCTTTCAGGTCATCACCGAAACCGCCTTTACCCTCACGGAAAAAATCACCCATATGATCAAGTGCGTCTTTGTTGAAATCGCTGAACTTATCATATTCAATATTCAGTGAACCAAAAGCACCCTGTAATTTCTGTAGCTGTTCTACGGTCATACCAGAAGTATAAGAAGCATCGTTCAGTACTTTAACGTAATCAGATGCTGCATTTACCTGACTGATTGTAATAGCTGTTAATGCACCGAACCCTGCACCTACTGCAAGTAGCCCTGTATTCATCCCGGCCAGCTTTCCAGTGATGTCACCGAAACCACCAGATAATGAAGCAAGCGAACCGCCAGCCTCACGACTGAATGCATTTAAACTGTTTCCGGCAGTACCTAATGCACGTTGCAGGCCAGTAGCATCACCGTTGATATTAAAAACTAATTGTTGATTGTTCCCTGCCATGTTTTAGCCTCCATTGCCAGTACTGCCAGTAATGAATTGCATCATGGCTGACTGTTGTAATTGTTGTTGTGTCAGTTGTTTTTGCTCATCTTCCTGAATACGTTCATGTACTGTTTTATTTGACAGTAAACCGTACATATCCCAGTCATTAACACTGGCATTTTTCATGCCTGCTTCGGTTAAATTACCAGAGGACATTAAGATTAAATGAGCGAGATTCGAATATTTAATGTGTTCGAACCTTGCTCCCGATGGTTCAATACTGGAATCGTAAATCATCAGATATTCAAATAATTCTGGATCTAATTTTTCCAGTTCTGATGGACTCAACCCACGTTTGTTAATTAGTTTCAGGGTAAACATCAAACGTGGATTGCTTCTTATTTTTTTTCGATCTGATCCTGAATTTGTGGTTCGTCTGCTTTAGGCCACAATTTCATTACCTCATTGTTAATTTCAGCGACGATAAGAGCATCAATATAATTAACATTAATTTTACCGTCTTCGTCAACATCAGAGAAAATAGGCTGACCGTCTTCATTACTGACGGTATAGAGTAAAGTACTTTTAGCATCAATGCACTTTTCGAAATTGCTGATAGCTGGTCGATGAATATGAAGTACTGCACCGTTCTTTAGGGTAACTTCGTGAAGTTCAGGTTTCAGGGCTGCAAATAGAGTATGAATATCCATTATGGCAGTAACCCCTGTGCTACTGCTGCACCGTCACAGGCGAAATTGAGAGTCATATTCACGACTTTGTCACGATCAGATTCAATCTTTTTCTCACTGATGAAACCGTTATATACGACGTATGACCCTGCTGTTTTTGTAGCGTCTGTGAAATAACTGAACTTCAACTGAATGCGAGTACCGTTCTCAAAGGCGGTAACAAGCTGTTGATGTACTGTGTTATCTGGCATCCAGTTGACCTGTAATGTTACGTCTGCGTTTGTTTTACTACCTACCAGTTTACGGTTATATGAGCTATTAAAACTCACTACCTCAATTACAGTTGCGGTGCTCCCTGTGCCTGGAAAAGCGGCAACCTCAGGAATTGATGTAAATGACGTTGCTACAGTCGGTCCGGCAGTACCGATACCTACTGTAATATTTGAACCTGTAAAAACGTCCATTGGAGTTGGCATAATGATGTCCTTATCATAGAGTTCAGTACTGGCATCCTTACCAGTACTGAATTGTTGTTTTCTTCTTATTTATTTAGTGCTGCAATCATTGCACGTAATTCAGCAATTTCATTTGCCATCGCTTCAATTTTTGCAATTGAATGATTTAGTGCAAGTGCCGTATCCATCATAATGACGTTATTATCGAGTGCCAGCGTATCATCTTTATCACAACGATTTCCTTCATCATCATATTCTGGTGCGGCTGGAACCAGTTTAACGTACTCGCTATCAATATCGCGTAATGCGTCCTGTGCAATAATACCACGGCGTTCACGCCCCATCGGATCAAAGTTATATTTGAAAGTACATGGTTTCAGCTTTTTGATATTTTCATAGGATGCTTTACCGTCATCATAATTAATATCATGTTTCAATGTTGCGTCAGAAGTTGCTGCTTTCTGGAATGTGTAATTGCCACCAAAGCCACCATCGCCACTCGCCGAAGTAACCAGATCCCCCTGAACGGGCGTAAAGTACCAGTACCGTATCTTGGACCCATTATCTCCAAACTGGGTCATTGCGGTATTACCCCAGCTCGCCGTACCATTACCGACATTTCCCCACATTGTTCGCAGGTTATAGCCCCCGCCGTGCTGATACCCCCATGAAATCCCCGCTATAGCACCATTCCCCGGAGTGTCTATTGCTGTATCCGCGAAATAGGCGGCATAGTGGGGCTGGGCTGAGTTCCACCACGAGTTCACAGCAGGACTGCCCATAAACATACGTCCCGAAAATTGCACGTTGCCGTTGGACATAAAATCAAAATATCGTGATTGTGCCGTATCGGTCCCACCACCTGTCTGGTTCACAAACAGACGAGCTATAGAGTAATCCCACTCAATACGTTTAATTGATTGCAAATAAGCGGATGTTTTTTCAACACCATTTACTGTGTACAGTGATTTTAATCGACCACCATAAACAGTACTGCCAGTACCCGGTAAGGTTGCATCATTATCTGTAGCTGTAAGATGTGATGTAGTAAGGTCGCCTGTACTGGATAACGTCATAGCATCAGTAGTATCAGTTGTTCCGGTTGCAATCCTGTATGTCGTTCCCTGAACAGTTTCATGGAATGTAGCATCACCTGTACCACCACGGAATTTACGCAGATATGATTTATTACCTGCCGCACCGGAACTTAACGCAGTATAACAATATGTCGTCTGTGTAACCCCGTCCTGAATAATACTGTTACTTGTGGTCAGAGTACCTGTAACTGCTAAAGTACTTGATACACCTACTGCACCAGAGAATGTACCACCAGATTTAGGCATACCACCGAGAGTACTCAACGCTGCACTTGCTGAGGTGCTACCAGTACCCCCCTGGGAAATACTGAGAGCAGTAGTCAATCCAGTTAGACTTGTAATATCACTATTTGCTCCAGAGGATGCACTACCTGAAACATCGGTGTTCGTAAGTACTATATTACTTGTTAGAGATTTACCATTAATTGTTAATGATGTTGGTACTGTGCCTGCGATATCTGATTGAGCTAAAACGATATCACTGGAAAGCACTTTGTTGTTAACTTTTCGCGTTTGGGGTACTAACGGTATTGTTAACCCGGTAAGGGATTTAATAGTACTGTTCACACCGTTAATATCGGTGTATGCATACATCCCCCATGCACCCCATGAAATAACACCTGAACCGTTTGAATACCCGGTGCGTGTATACAAGTCGTTCGTGTTATACCTGTAGTACATTTGCGTACAGCTTTTAACGTGAGTTGCCGAGTTTTGTAGTACTACTAATGTCCCCGCAAATTGTACTGGATAATTCAGTACTGATGTTGCATTGGAATTTAGCGTTTGCTGATAATAACCTTGCAGTGTCCCATCTAAATCGTTCAGGTCAGTACCTACTGGGATAATTCCACGACTAGGTAATGCACCTACATCATCTGCATTTAACGTGATGTCACTGGCTAATGAAATCCCATTTAATTTACGGGTATTAGGTACTGCTGACACGTCATCGGCATCTAATACGATATTTGCAGAAAGCGGTTTCGAGTTCACTGTTACAGTTTTCGCTACCCCGCCGAGGTTTGAGAGTGCAGTACTTGCTACGGTTGAGCCAGTACCGCCTTGTGATACTGAAAGTGCTGTTGTTAGTCCGGTTAGAGACTTGATAGTACTGTTCACACCTGCACTGGTGATATTTGCAGTACGAACCCATGCAGACCAGGTTACAACACCACTGCTATTACTTGTGCCAGTCCTGTTCCAGATGTCATCACTACTGGCAGGGTAATAAACCTGAGTACAACTGTTCGCGTGAGTTACGCCACTCTTCAGAACAAACAATGTACCACCTACGGCAACCGGATAACCTAAAGCCGTTGTTGCGTTAGCAGTTACTGGTTGCTCATATAATCCAAATACAGACCCGTTCAGAGTATTCAGGTTCATGCCTGCCACGATGGTTCCGTAGTACGGCATTGCTGATACATCCAGGGCACCCAGTACTAGATCATCACTGAGTACTTGCCCGTTGATCGTTCTTGACGTTGGTACTGCTGATACGTCTGCTGCGTTCAGAACAATGTTGGTACTTAAAGGCTTAGAGTTCACTGTTACGGTTTTAGCAACACCCCCGAGGTTACTGAGTGCTATTGCTGGAACGGATGCCCCAGTACCGCCCTGTGCAACACTAAGTGCAGTGGTTAAGCCAGTGATACTTGTAATATCTGAGTTAGCACCTGATTTAGCACTACCGGAAATGTCAGTATTTGAAAGTACTACGTTTGATGAAAGTGGCTTTCCGTTGACAGTGGTTGTTTGTGGAACACCATTAAGGTTTTGCAGTGCCTGTGTATTCGTAACTGCCCCAGTGCCGCCAGAACTGACCGGTAATGCAGTACTCAACGTTGCAGATGAAGCGTTAAGACCACCAGTAATCGTCAGGTTGCCAGTACTGGAAAGTGTCAGAGCATCAGAACTATCAGTACTGGCACCAGTGGCTAATCGGTAGTTACCTGCCTGGACGGTTTCATGGAAGATTGTGTCACCAGTACCGCCACGCATTTTACGCAAATAAGATTTAGTACCTGCTGCGGCTGCGGATAGTGATGTATGACCATAAGTTGCTGCTGCAACACCGTCCTGATTAATTGCCCCGTTGACAGTTGCTCCACCATTTAAAGTACTGGCACCTGTCACGGTTAAAGTACTGGATAGTGATAATGTTGTTCCTGACAGGCCACCTGTCAGAGTACCGCCCGTCTTTGGTAGACCATTCAGGTTACTGAGTGCTGTAGCGGCTACAGAACTACCAGTCCCGCCATTTGATACTGGCAGGATTCCTGAAACGCCCTGTGTTGCACCTGCGTTAAGTACTGGTTTATTAGCTGTGCTGTATACCTGATCGTATACGGTACTATCAGTATTCTTAATGTACAGACGTGGAGTACCTGATTCAGTAACGACCATCTGTGCTTTACTCATACCACCACCATCTACAAGGCCAACACCAAGTAGATCAACACCGCCAGGATTCATCGTATTTGTAACTGGTACTTTAATGAATGAATTACCGCCGTCAGATTCATAATGCGGTACGGTAATACCATCAGCACCTACCCCAAAATTACCCAGTACTAATGGGAATTGATCATCAATCGTTCCCTGACGAACGATAGAATCAGGCGTAAAAGTCCAGGTACGCCCGTATACTTTATTAATGTCTGCGTCATCCTTTTGTGCAGTAATACGCCCATTAAGAATAATGTAGTTCTGGCGTAGTGATGTCTGACTTTCATAAAGACTGAACTTCAACTGAAATGAACGATTCGCAGCGTATGCATTGCTGAGGAACATATGACCTGTATTTGTTGGTACATAATTTACTACAATGCTGATGTTACTGATTTTAAGACCACCAGTGATGATGCTAGTAAATTCCTGATCATATGTTTCTATCGTTTGTGTGGTACTGTTGATTTTAACTTCTGGAAATGCAGCCAGGTTATCAATAATCGTATAGATAGATGTTGGGTATGTATTATTAAGATCAGTACTGTAAGATAGCAAAGTGCGGTTGCCGAGCATGATTCCTGCCATTATTGTTATTCTCCATTATTTGTAGCACGTGCAATGTAATTAATCTGGCACGTTGTCATAATGGTATTTATGGCTGTATCCGGGTCGGTATCATCGACTACTGAGAGTAGTTTTAATGAACTAACATTAATGCCCTTCTCTAACAAACCAGCAACTAATTCAGTACTGAATAATACTGAATGTGCTTTATCCATTGTTTGTTGTGCTTTTGATTCACTCTGAGATGTAACCAGCACATCCATAGTTAAAATGACAGAATGACGGTTACTGTAGTCAAGTTGTTCGTATTGTTCGGTTACATTACTGATCATCAGAATGTAATCACTGGATGTCTGAATATTTGTTTTGGTAGCTTTGCGTACTTTAAGACCTACAGAAACAAAAAGGTCTGACACATGATTTTTAATTATTGAAATATTCATGTAATCAGACCTCTCTGTAATAAACGTTACATATGCCTGACAGATCATCAATGATGTTATAAATCTCGTACTGAACATTATTCAGTACAAAAGAATCATCATAGGTGATTTGATCACGGCGGCATGTAAAGTAGTTTTCTGTTGTTTGTATAAGTCCTTCGGTAGTTTGAATTGCTATTTCGGACTGTTCGAAAATGGCAGTAATAGTACTGCCATTGTCTAGTACTAAAGGTTCGCCAAAACTGTTAATCAGAGCATCCATACATTGCGTATTAAATGCTCTCATCGGATTAGGCCAGTTTGATGATACGGAAGGCTTCAGGCACCAGTACTGCAAAGTCCAGATCTGCCCATACACGAGCGATAACAGAACCGCGATTACGGTTAGTGGTATCGTCCATATCCAGCTCCAGAGAGTCACCCCACTGTGCAATAGCCAGTTTGGAGAAGTCACCGAGAATAATGAAGTCCTGACCAGCCAGTACTTTAGAGTCATAGGCAGGTACACCACATAAATCACCTTCATCGAACAGGTAAACACCTGAGGTATTCTGGCCGCGAAGGGTCGAACGCAGAGTCGCTTTGGTCTGTGGAGACATTACAGCGGCAATAGAACCGAAAGATACTCCAGCATCCCCGAGTACACCCTGGGCTTCTACGATGCCTGTGTAAGTGTAGGAGTCTACAGTTTCGACTTTACCCGCTGCTACTACTGCATCTACGATGCCTTTCAGGATCAGGGCTTCCAGACGTTCAGCAGAACCGGCAACAATGGCCTGGCTAACAATCTGTTCTACTTGTGGGCAGGATTTAACTACGCTGCGTGACAGTGGTACAGAACCAGTGAAGGTCTTAGGCTTCAGTACTACAGATTCGAAATTAGCATCAACTTCTGGTGATACACCGTTTTCAGAAATAAAACCGAAACCTGCGGTGAAATCACCAGCCAGTTTAGGGACTGCAATTTCAGAGGTGAGTCCGGTATACATCTGTACTGGGAAATTCTTAAGAACAGATTCAGCACGCAGAATATCTACGAATGAACCGTACAGTACATCAGTATGAATGACATCTTTTACGGTAGTTGTGGTTGCACCAGCACGTACAGCCTGTGCAAAATCAGCGTTAGCAACTACTGCACCGTTTTTGCCGGATGGCAGAGATTTGTCACCGTCCATAATGGAACGGATCAGAGTGTTTAGAGAGAATTCCATTTTATCGTCCTTGATAATGGGTTTATTTTTAATTTGCTGGCGAAACGCATCAATGCTTACGCCTGATTCGATTGCTGAATTCGTAATTTCAGAGTGGATATTGAATGCACGCGAGATTGCGGTAATTTCGGCAATACGTTTTTGATCTTCTTCAGCCTGTTCTTCTTGTTCTTCCTGAACCTGTTCCTGAACGGCTGAATCATCATTTTGTTCTTCTGGTTCTGGCTGCTCGCCATCACCAATACTTTCACTGTTATTTATCGTTTCCGTTTCGGTAATGATTTCGGGATTAAACTCAGAAGTATTAGCAATACTTTCAGTATTTTCATCGGGTTCATTTTCAGTTTCCTCGTTACGTTCCTCTTGTTCGGATGGCTGCTCGTCTTTATTTTCGGGTTCAGGTACTTCTTGTTCCTGCTCTTCTTCAAGAGAACGGCCTACACCCACAAGGTCATCAGCGGGTACTGAAACCATGCTAATTTCATATGGTTCCCATTTGGTAACTAATAGGTTTTCACCTTCAATTCGATAATCGAGAATGGAATAACCTACGCTGACCTTTGACAAAGTACTTTCACGTACCATTTCGAACTTTTCAGCACCCATACCAACTGAACTGAAACGCACTAATGCACGGCCTACATGGTCAGCATCAATACTGGCTGACTCAATAACACCGATATGATTATCAAAGTTATGGTTATAAAGCAGAGCGGCCTTATTCTGTAGTCGTTCTAGATTGACGTTCTCAGGATTATGCAGAAGGATTTCGTTATATTCCTGACCACCGATAGTACGTACTACTGGATTTTCAGAACTGAAAGCTAACAGTACTGTACGGTCGTTATTATCAGAGAGTACGTCACTCGTTAACGTCATCTCCCGTTTTTGGTTCTTGAATTTCATTTGAACTGTCCTTGTTCATTGTTTCTGTTTTATTTATCTCCGCTTCTCGTTTGAGTTCTTCAAATACGTGCTGTGGCTCCATGCCTAAATCACGAATAATTTGGGACTTACTTTTGACTCCCATTTCTAATAGTACTTGCTCGTACTGAGCATCTTTATTAGGATCAAGTGAGACTTGCTTAACAGTAATGAAAGTACTGTTCGCGATATTCTCAAAGTTCGTGAAACTAAGTTCTTTAAGTTCAGACACCATGATTCTTTTAATAAACTCACGGTAGATAGGTTTGAGTACTTTCGAAATGAGTAGATTAGAACGAGTTTTAAACCCTTCACGACTGATACGGTCTGCCATCTTTGCAGCACTGAATGACGCGTTTTGTGTGTCACCCGTTAACATCGATTTGGGTACGGATAATCCAGTACTGATAGTTGTTAGAACAGCGTCTGAAAATTCAGTAATCTTGTCAGTACCTGCCTGCGGGTTAAGAGTCTGGATCTGCTGCCCTGGGGCTAGTTCTTTAATACTGCCCGGTTCAAAGTACTCTACAAATTCACGTTCTGGATTTTCACCGTCTAAGAGTTCATCCTGATTGTTGTCAGTATTGGTAATGAACCCCATAGCCGAACTTGCGATCTTTTTCTGTAGTACTGCCGCTTCGTTATAGCTATTAAAGTCCTCTAAGGTTTTCATGACTGCAATACAGTCCGGGAAACCTCGTTCCTGTCCTGGGAATTCTGGGATGAAGTAATGCAGAATCTCACTGGCTGGTACACGTTGAGTACTGTTCGTCTGGATGGTGTAATTCAGCGGGTTAATATCGGCTACGTGATAGGCCAGTACCCGACCATGTTGATCACGTTCAATACCATTACTGATGTACGAACCGTTTTTCAGTAACTCGTTTTTAGTACTGGGGATACGGCTTGCATCGATGATTGATATCTGTAGTTCATCACCGTCAGTATGCAGTCGAACAAAACATTCACCATCGGTAGCTCTCGCACGCTCTACCAGTTGTTGAAAGATGTCGAATGACAGAGAACCATCAGCACTGAATCGATTTGCATCTGATGCCCACTCGTAAAACAGCTTATCTAAGCGATCTGCCAGTACTGGATCGGTTTGACCATCGAGGCCAATCGGTGAAGGTCGAACGGTGATACCGTCTGCCCCTGCCACTGTGCCAGAACTCAGTGATACGTATCGACGTGCATACGGGTTTTGCAGTACCAGTGAACGGCTGGCATCGCGTAGCGAAGTTAGTGACTGTCTCAGTACTGCATTGATGTTGACGTTCTGAACACCAGTACCGTAAGAGCCAATGATCTTTGTTGGTAATCCAGTTAATGAACGTGTCTGAGATTTGAATTCAGTACTTGTCGGTTGATATTTGCGGGATTGTACTGTTTTAGGTTTTGGTAGTACTGCGGGTTGTTCAATTTGCCGTTTGTTAAAAGGCCACATTCCGTGTGATCTCCATTATTAGCGGCAATGAATAGTACTTTTGAAAAAGCCTTTATTGCCTGTAGTTAGTTTGCGTTTCAGGTCGTTAACCTGTTTAGTGATACTGTTTTTCAGACTGATCAATGCATTCAGGTCTTCATGTACCAGTGTTTTATTGTTGATAGTCAGAGTACTGGTATCGCCGTTAATACGTGCTGTAATGACTTTATTAATATCATCAAGCTGTGATTGCAGTTCTGTTAATCGGTCTGTCTGTGCCATTGGATCAATGACGGTTACAGTACTAATACGTATACTCAGCTCACCATTGTTGTTATATACGACTGAGTAATAACCCGGCTTCCATTGTGAGGAATCGATAGTTACCGTTTCAGTATCGTTCTCTGTGTTGTGTGTGAATAACGTATCAGTACTGTTTCCGATTTTTAATGTTGTATTAGGCTGTAGTACTTCGTGAAGTACTTCACCGATATAGATTTTATCTTTCATGTTTATTTATCCTTAGCCGAACCATGATTTACCAATACTTTTGGATTTTGGTTTAGTGTATTTATTATTTGGTTCGGTAGGCTTGACGGGTTTAGTTGATTCAGTACTGGTAGTTTGTTCATCGGTTCGTTTACTACTTCTGTACTCTCGTAATTTCTTGAACGGCTGCCCCCCTAATTTACTCAATGCCAGTTTCATCATGCATAGGCTGTAGACCAGCGTATCAAGTGCCTCATTACGACGGCCTGTAATCTGCTTCCATCGAACACCACTACCTGAACGTTCTAGGTTCTCTGCTGTGACCTGTTCGAAATAGTCATCAGGCAAATCGTGTGCAAACCGTAGCGTAAGTGGTGCATCTGTTTTACCTGCTACTGCATTGTTTAACAGACTGCGTACCCAGTTCTTACCCTCGTGTACGTTCAGCATGTAGAACTGACGGCCTTCTGAGGTGCTGCGTTTGAACAAGTCACCTTTGGTATTCGAGCTGCCCTTGATCATTTCGAACTTCTTATACTGCTGACAGAAACTGTGTACCGTCTGCATTGCCCTACCGTTACCACCGTCTACAGCTACTTTCAGTACTGGCAACTCACGCCCGGATACTGTTTTGAAACGTTGATTACAGAATGTCGCAAGGTCTGTATAGGCTTTCGCCCCTTTGATTTCACAGTTAGGGCTATAGAAATAACGATGTCCGAGAACGAATAGTTCTGTTTCGTTAAAACCTAATACAGTTGCTTCAAGTCGGTCTAACTGTTGGTCACAACCTACGACAATTCCCAGTACTGAATCCGGTATATTCATTAAATCGAATGAGTCATCACGTAAGTTCTCTAATGCTAGATCGTCAATTTCTTCCTGAAGGTCTGAGTAATGAAGTCCGAGTACTGTATTGTAAAATGACTGGTAGTTGTACTCGAACCAGGCTAGTTCAAACTCTTTTGCAATAGCCTGAATAGTACTATTAGGACTGTATAGGCGGTTAATATAGAATCCTGCTGTGTCCGTTACAGATGGGTTTTGGGCAATCCAACGTCCACCAGCTACCATCTTAATACGCTGTGATTCTGTTATTTCACTGTTGCATTCTGGGCAGTGTAATTTTGCAGTACTGGAATCTGGAATATCTCGCTTGCCGTTCTTCTTCCAATCGAATTTTACGTTTTCCCATTTCAACGTGTGTTCATGCTGGCAGTGTATGCACTTAACAAAGTATTCTCGTTGGTCTGAGTTCTGATATTCAACATCTATTGCATCGCCTGAAAATGTAGGAGTACTTGAAATGAGGATTTTGGCTTCCTGTCCGAAGTCAGTAGCCCTCTGCTCTGATAAGCGGATCGGGTTCCCCTCTTCTGAGTGCTGATCGATTGCAGATACTTCATCAAGTATGATTCGCTTGAGGGTTTTACCGCGTAGTGCTTTAGCAGATCCGAGAGTCATGAAATACAAGAAAGAACCGTCTTTTAGTTCTGTCTGCTGTTGGTTATTTGCTTTCGTCTTGTCGTTCTTGTCTGTGACTAAATCATTAAGTACTGGTACAGCTTCAATCGTTTTATCAATCTTCGCTGACTTCCACTGTTTTAATTCTGATAATGAACTCTGTGCAATACCGATGTTGCTCGAATCAGTACCCATCCAATAGAACAGTGCTGAATTGAGTAGAGTAGTCTTTGCTATCTGGGCACTAGTTTTATAAATAACTTTTCGGTACTGGTCAGACTCAATAATATCTAACATCTCTTTCTGAAATGAATATAGCTTTAACTTCTGTCCGGCTGCTGCACCATCAGGGAGTACTAAATGAGTCTCAGCCCATTCACTGGGCTTTAACTTCTGTGGAGGTTTGATTATTGGCACTGCATATTTCAGTACTGTTATTGTCTTGTTCATTTTGTCCGGCATCCTTGCCTTGTTCGTCCTCTTCTGGTACTTCGAATTTCATATCACCGATTTCATTCAGCATTTCGTCAATTCTGGCCTGCAATACTCTTTTTACTTTCAGTACTGAATCTTGTTCGAATACTTCGTGTTGAATTTTGTTCGGTAGTGAGCGGATATAATCACGCAACGTCTTAAAGTACTGGGTAAGTTCTCTATGAACTTCATCGGCTTCGATTAGTTGATCCAGTTTTAACTTTACTTCTGCTTCGGCTAAATCTGCCTCTGCCTGCATTTTGCGTAGTCGTGCCTGGTCGATCTTGTCTCGTACATCACCATCACGTAGCGGTGTTAAAATGTTGTCTACGATCCATGCACGTGCATTCTCTTCTGTGTCTGTAGGCATCCCGCGTTTCTGCCATGCCAGTACAGTACTGTGTTCATAGCCGTAATCACGGCCTAACTTTCTGATTGAAATTGAGGTGGACATAATATTTCCCTGACTGTTGTTAATATATTTATCAGGGTTCAGTACTGCATCTGGTGATAGTAAAATGGGACACGTGATTTTCAGTTATTAAGGAAATACGATCCGCACGTGTCCCATTTGCCATTACTGAACATCTAAATGACGAACGGATTCAGTACTGCATATTTTGTGGTGTGGTTCGTTGATCAAAAATCGCACATACGCAAAAAAGAACTCGCTGCCGAAACTACGCGAGGCTTGCCCCCTCCGGGAGTACCTTTCAATGCTTCTGTATCGCTCTGTATGCTTCTGTACTGAATGAAACGCGTCCGTGCGTGGATATTTCTAGCGTTGTACCTTGAGTGATACAGGCTGTTCTGAGAGGTACTCCAAATAGTAATCACGGATTGCAATGATTTCGTCTTTGTAGAACGTATGGTTAACACCAGAATATAGTTCCTCGACCGTTTGCCAGTACTGAACATTCATAAAATCCTGTGCGACAGTCAGTAAAAGACAACATGCCCTGCCCAATTCTTGAGCGGTTATTCCTTCAATTCCTTTTTCAAAATTTAAAATGAGTTCTAATGCTCTGTGTGTTAGTTCGATACTTTCATCAGCAGACAATGATTCAAATGCGAGGGTATCGTCTGCAATTTTCTGTACAATTCTCATACACTTCCCGGTGTTATTGTTTTAACTCCGGCCAGTCTGGAACTAATCCTCCCTGTCTGCAATACTGTACAAACATACAGTATCAATAGGGGAGGTATAATATGGGTAACAAAGACGGTTTCGATCCATCAATCACCAGTGGTATTCAGCGGTTCGTGCATCTGGGTCAGTGGGGTACGGTGTGCTACTGGGGATCATCGTTAGATGAGTACAGGATAGGTGATCGTGTGTTCTTCCAGAATCAGTACAGGCAGTACTGGCTAGGCCAGATTCAACATGATTGTTTCGTTCTGCTATACCCTGAACCGCTTGATAGAGTACTGGATGGTTTGAGCTATCTGAACTCTGTACACCGTATGCATCAGATGCATGACGAGGAGGATTGGTTCTGCGACCAGGGTGAACTGCCCTTCTGATTGAATATCACGGTTCAGTACTGTTCAGCAGGGCCAGCGATAATCGGGGCAATAGAGCAGTACTAAACCCTGCATCATATTCTGTTGTTCAGGTTCGGGATGGCTAAAGTAGATATGTAGTATTTCGCTATATTCGTCGTACTTCATATCTAGCTTGACCAGTGGCTCTGTATCGATGACGGCTAGCAGTTCCTGAACCATTTCAAAATACAGTTCAGTACTGCCATATTGCGGAAGATGGATTGATGTTCTCATAGGGTAATTACTCATGTGTGTTTGAGTATTTACCTTCCATGAATTGTTCGTATGACCGTTAAGATTATTGCAGCCAGTACTGAATAAGGATGACAGATAAGGGTTCAGTACTGGCATGATTGAGTTCTACAGTGGCAGTACTTTTACATGGAGTCCACTTCGACACTCACCCGCTTACCGCCCTGATAACGTATCAAGAAATGGTACGCCTTATCGCATGTGACGTTCGCAGTTGTACCGCTTGAGAACCAACTGGTTTCAGTCTTGATGCTGTCTACCTGGTCGCACTGATAGCCAGAGAGTACAATGTCACGCTGTGCTTCATCTTTCAGAGCTTTGTCATCAGCGGCAAAAGCTATGATAGAAACCAAAAGTAAACCTAACCCACTCATTTTTATCATTAAAATTCTCCAGCATCCCGTAGTTGCTTATCCGTTGCAAAAAAGTTTACAACTTTATCGATCGGTCAAATCTTTCATAACAGTGTATTCAATAGGTGGATTCGATCAATATTTAAGATACTTCCTCTACCAACTTTGGTAGTTAAGGCATAGTGATAAAGCAAGTTTTTCGCTATAGAACGGTGTTCTGGTATCGCTTGGGGTAGATTTCGGAAGAATGGCTTGATGCAGAGCGTCGTATACAACTGGTACACAAATCGTTTATAACTGGTTTTATCCCACTATGTTTAGTAGGGGTTAACAATCCATCACCACAGCTTAAATCAAGATGGCATAATTTTGGCGGGGATTTGCAGTGCTAGTAATTCAAATTATTCAAATTGAAACTAATAATCAGACATTGAATAGCAGGGTATACATATGGAAATCATCGGCTTATTAATTTTAGCATGGTTAGGTTATGTAATTTTTGGCGGTTACAACAAGGCAAAAACACGCAGATATCATGCAGTTGTAGCTCGGGCAAAGAGAGGCTTAACGGAAACTAAAGATCTTTATCGCCCAACCTGGAGCAATAACGAGGATAAACGGAATGAGTTTATCGGAGTGGTGCGAACTCTCAGTTACAAACAGGGAGTACCAGTTAGTTATTTAGACCAAATTTTCCGAAGCGAGGAGTTTTCCCGTGTAGTAATGAAGTTTACCGCCCTGCTAGAAAACAATAACTTGAGTTTTACATCTCAAAAAACTGCGGTGAGTGAGCTTATCAGGGATATGTGGAAAGATGGTGTAGAAATGCCACCATCAAATACTAGATTACAGCAGATTATCAGTTTCCTCGATTCCAAAATTCCTAATAATTTTTCTGCCGGAGCTGTCGCAACGCGATTATACTTGGATGCGAACTTCATACACGCCGTAGATATGTTTAATAACCCTAATGCGGTGTCTTTTGAAAAGAAATATGGTCATGACATTTCAAGTGAAGCTAAGGCATTCTTTGATAAAATTGATGTTACGAATGGTGCTCAGTATATGGAGTTAAATTACCAAAGTCATACTGTTAATCTTACCGAAATTAGTAGATTTATCTCTTCTTTCAGTAACAAAAAATCTTCAGACGAACTTTTACTGAAGCTGTGGGCCGCTGAACATCTTATTGAAAAATGGAAACTCAGCTAATATCGTTAACGTTTTTCGGTAGTATTCAGTACTGTCAGTATGTGGCAGTACTGAACCATCCTTAACACCTTACAATGGTTCAGTACTTGATCAACATCACATTTTACCCCAAATAACAGATACGCCTTAAGGAAAAATACCCCTATTTTTAGGAGGTTAGGAATAGTTATACGGTGCAGTACTATATACCTCCCATTTTGACGTATAAATGGTTCTGTTCATTTAGTTGTCCATGCATACATATAAAGATCTTTAATGATTTTGCAATTCTAAAATGATGGAATAGAAATGAATCGGTTAACAACTCTTTTGTTATCTGCCGTTGTAAGTTCAGCAGCACAGGCTGAATGTACTGGCAATTACAATCACAGCATATGTACATTTGATAATGGTGATACTCACACTATCACTAGAACTCTGAGTTCAAGCGGGGAAGAAATCACAGAGATAAAAGGACGCAACAAAATATCTGGGGCGACATGGGAAGAACGTACTAGAGTTTGGGGGGATGACACCATCACTAGGGGTACAGCAGCAAATGGTGCCCGGTGGCGACAATCTAAGCATAAATTAGGGAACGGTGAATATGAGATTTCCGGTGTTGATATGAACGGCAACCTGTATAAGTACAATTGTACTGCATCGGATTGCAATGACAGTTATTAGTACTGTCACATCCTCTGCCAGTACTGAACCCTATAACAAACCCCACAATTGTTCAGTACTGGCAGGGGTTACAGCTTATCATGACGTAACGACATCGCAACGTCTGAACTTATGTCAAATCATGTACAAGTACTTCCGCTTTATATCAAAAAATATCTTCATATTCGTTCGTGGCCTTGTGTTTTAGTTGTGCTTTTTGAACGATTGCATCCAAATTTTGTATAGCATCTTGTTTGAGTTCAAGTACTTCGTTTAGATGCTGATAAAGGCTTAAGCCCTTCTCAACACTTAACAACTTAATGACTAGTTTCCAATGATTATCGTTTTCAGTAAAATCTGACAATAGTAAAAGCCAGTAACATGCGATGCCTATAGCCTCTCGACTTGGCATAGTTGTAATACTGTGTTCTACAGCGTTTTTGTAAGTCTCAATTTTTCTTACAGACTCCTCAAAAAGTTCATTACATACGTCATCGTCATTTAAAGAGTATTGATGAAGCTCTTTTTCCAGAATCTTGAATACTTGATTGGGGATGTTCAAATTGCTTTTTTTATTCATCCTAACCTCACACATTTGCTTACATGTATAAGCTATATATATATCAGCTTAGATGCAATGCATATATTTAGCGATTTAGGTTATGTATTGCTTTTTTGTCAATACATTTATTAATGATTCGCGTTACCTTAACTTTTGTAAGTATTTAAACTGAAAGTGGTAGTACAGTTAAGTACTACCACTTCGATTACCGTTTACGTAACTTAGCCAGGTAGGAACGTACTTCGTTAACCTTTGTACTGGTACTGGTCTGTTCCCTGGCTTCTTGTATGTTAGACAAACTGATTTTTAGTTGAGCTGTCGCCGGGGGAGCTGCAAACATTTTCAAAGTTCGTAGCAATGTGATGTAGTCCAAATCACTTGCGTACTTCTCACACCATTGACGTGTGATTGCAGCCCGATATGGTTTGTCGTCGCCATCGTAAAGTACTGTTGCGTGGAATTCAGGTTGCCAATTTTCATCTTCACCCAAGTCAACATCCCATATGATGGTGTTGCCAATTTGCAGTACTGATTTTTTGGAAGTGTTCACGTCCATGTGTATATCTCCTGTGATTTATATTTTGAAGTTACCCCAACTTTAATGGGGTAACTTGTCTTTTACTTTTTGTTCTTCATGAATTGTTCACGGAACAGATCCAGAGGCGTTTTACCGTTACTGTCAATGTTGGTTATGACAGTATCAGTACTGGCAGTATTTACAGAGATTGTTGCAGTGTCAGGTACGGCTAATTTTTCCTTGAACTGCTCCATTACTTCTGACTGCATAGCCTGTGTAGTTGGTTGGCCTGCGTTCAGGTCAAACCCTGTCAGAGAGGTATACAGTACTGGGGTGATTCGTTCACGTTTACCGTTAATTCGTACCTGTTGGGATTTGCCCATTGTCACGTAACGGTTAAGTACTGCATCTGGGGATTCATTGCGATCACTAAGTAAGTGTCTCAACGGTTTTTCAGTATTATAAGGATCACTATCGACCGTTGTGACACCTGACATTACTGAACACCAATTCGTACCTTTCATCCGCACCACATCCCCATCAAAACGATCTTTCAGTACGAACTGAACAACTGATTCAGCCAGATCGCGTTTACCCTGTGCAGTTAGTCCCTGCTGCCCTTTACCGTAGCTAACCAGATACTGCGGTAACTGGGCGATGATGAAATCACGAACGGCATTACCCGCCAGGCTATTCAGATCACCGTTCAGACGCTGCCAGTACTGTTTATCGGCCTTCAGTCGGTTCAGGTACTCTGGAACATCAGCACGACTCAGACCGCGATTGATGAACGATTGGACGTGGTTACGCTGTACTACTGCTTCTGGTGTGTCAGTACCATCAGTGATACAGAACTGTCCATCAACCCATTGTGACGACACCAGATCAACTGTTGACTCATGTAGTTCACGAACATCAGCTTTCACTGCTGCACGCTCTTCTACTAGGTCAGCAACTCGAACACGGCGGCCAGGCTGCACGAACTTGAAACCGTACTGTGATAGCTCTTGTGCATAGTATGTGAAGTCGTTCGCAGCACGGTCTGCACGCTGCTGTGCCATTTCATGATCGACCCATGTATAGGAAACCTGGAAGCGTTCACCGTCCCAGTAAATCATCTCGTCCCGGCTTTCACGACGGTATGAGTTCACGTAACTATTGCGACGACTCGTAGACATTGCCGCGATACGCTTGTTCATCAACTCTGCATTGGACATTGCAACCTGAACCAGATCCGCACTGTCAATTACCTGGACATCATCCAGTACTAAACCATCGGTGAAATGATGGGTATGGATAGTACCTGTCACTTTACGAAAACGATGTGTAACCTGCTGTACGCGTTCTGGTGAACAGTTACCGATGACAATGACATCAGCCTGATCCACAACATCATTGATATTCAGACCCTCAACAATACTGTTAGTACCGATCACGCCATCGTAATTGAAATGTGACAGTACTGGATGTTTCAGAAATGCCTGAACTTCTTCTGTATCTTTCGTATCAGCCGTAATTTCAATGAAGCGTTTGCTATGACATTTACGTTTCAATACTGCAATTTCATTTTTATCGTTCAACAGAATTACCATTTTGTTCTGACTCTGCTGAATATGTTCAACGGCAGTACCTACTACGTCATTTTCACAGTATTGACGGTGCAGTACTTTTTCAAATTGCTGCTCTTTATTGACGCGGATTACATTACTGAATGTGATATTGCTGAAATATTCAGGACGAACAGTACCAGACATCAATACTACTGATTTGAACAGTTTGAAACAGTCCATAACCATTTTGTTAGTACTTGCCTTGAATGAACTATCCAGATACAACCCGTGAGCCTCATCAACTACCAGAGTCATATTTGCATATTTGTCGTGATTGTCCCTGTCATTCAGAATTGATTTCAGTTGTTGATATGTTCCGACACCACCCTCTTTCAGATTGTTGAATTCTGCCCCCTCACGTTGGTTCTGAGTAACGATACTCAACAATGGGCATACCATCAGTACATCGGGACGTTTTGACCAGTACGCCGATTTACCAACACCGCATACTGCACTGAGTAAATTCACGCCGGGTTTGATTTCGAACTGTCCGGTAACGTTTGACAGATACTGATCACCGTTCAGGAACAGTTCATAGTCATACTGGCTGTTAGAGTTCAGTACTGCTGGTTTAACGTCAATGAATGACAATTTTACCTGCGGCATCGGCAGTACGTACCCTGCTGGCAAATAACGGTAAAGCCCTTTGATATCACCATAGTTAGCATTCGCTATACCCAGCATTTGCTGACCCGATTTCTCTGCACCAGGACGACCTACAACATTCAGTACTGCCAACATTTGCCCATCGTTGAAACCTGCGGCTTTCATATGGTTGCCCAGGATACGGCGGCGTTCATATTCAAGTTGCCCGGCGTTGTGCTGAATAAGGTCATTGACTAACTGATCCAGTGAATCACCGAAATCGTACTGAACTGGCACCAGTGGGTTGATATATGCTGGTTTCTGGATTGGCTGAACGAATTCAATATCGGCCTGTACATCGAGCCAGCTACCTTGATTATGATGGGCAATGAACTTGTCAGCATGTGCTGTGTTCAACTGCGGTAAGTACTGAATTTGCAGTGATTTACTGAATGACGCATCTGAATAATGAAAACGTTTTTTCAGCGATTCAGACCATTCAGACCATTGTTCAGCACTGAGTGTTTCAGCCAGTGGCAGGATTACGCGGAAACGTTCACCCTGCTTAATGCCAGTACCGCCACTTGAGTACAATACATATTCATATTGACTGAGATCCTTTTGAACATCCTGTACAGAAATCCCATCATCAATGTCGAGTACTACAGCGTAATGTGCAATGACGTTGCTCGCACTACGTGCAGCACCTTCAATCATCTGTGCAAATACCACTGCATCAAAACGTGTTTTTGCGTTGTTGTACTCGTCTGCACTATTTGCAGTGAACGTAGACCATGAACCACGATTCAGTACTTCATTGACGAATACAGACCATTCAAATTCTGTATGAAAAGTTGCGGCTACAGTACGTCCCTCAGCTTCTGCCTTCGCCTTTAGTACAGCATTATCTGATGCAAATCGGTTCTGAAAATAGGTTACATTCAGACTTTTATTTTTTACTAAATACATATAGAAAACATCCTTGTTGGTTATAGTTTGTGATCAGTACTGAAAACGGAACAGTACTGTTCTTTTATTTACTGACATACAAAGCCTGAATTACCCCCCTGTAGTTCAGGCTTTTTTATTTTGCAGTACTGTTAATTCAGCACCTGGTGTTTGTTGATCAAGTACTGAATCGCAGAACTCTTAGTATCTGCCAACCCTTCACTGATCATCTTCTGTAGTATTTCCGCCTGACGTTCGTTCAGACGTACACAGACTGTTGCGTTTTTTGTTTCTTTCATTGTTACTCTCCTGTAATACAATTATTCGAATTTTCGATGTGAAGAAACGCCCCTAATTGCAAGGGGCGTACTAACCACAACCGAAAGGAGTTTTTGGACCGAACTTGTTTTGATAATTAAGATTGTAACACCCATGCGATTTTCATCCCAAAATGAGCATTATTTTTGTTCTTACATAGTTATTTATCAAATTACTCAGAAATGAACCTGAAATGAACCATAAACTAGAAAACCCGCGTTTGCGGGTTTTCTGTAAGTTCTTAGTACTGTTATGCTGGCTTCTTGAATACCGTACGTTCTGTACTCGACTTTTTAGGCCAGAACTGAGAACCCTTAAGTTTTGGGTAGTTCACGATAGCGAGCATATCTAGTACCAAATTAAACATACCCTCGTGATCCGTTTCCAGATTGTATAAAGACGTTTCGATATCCTTTATCAACCTGTGGTTCTTCACCTGCTCAATGATTTCAGGACTGACAGTATTATCAGCCTGTTTATCCCGTTTAATGTAGTACGTCCATTCATGCCGCTTACCTGCACCCTCAAATACAAAATACTCCCCCTCTTTATAGGAGTAGTGCAGGGAAACAATCCCATCCCGCTTATGAATCACAACAGACTGCATTAACCGCCGCACTATTTCCCGCAACTTCACCCGCGTTTCGTGTGTAGGATCTGAAATGATACCCCACTGAATCAGTTCAAAGAAATTGAGCATGTCCTTTTCAAATACTGTGTTAGCGGTGAGTAGTAATTTCTTCTGATTTGTTCTATCCAGTTCTTGTACTAATTTTTTACGTTCTTTTTCTGCCGCCGCCAGTAGTTCTACTAATGCCTCTGAGTAGTGTTTAGCAATACCTGATGCAATATTTTTGATTTCTGTATTCAGTTCTGCGATACGTATTTCGTACTTCTCAATTTGAGAATCAAGATCGGTGGCTGAGTTCTGATTACGGATTGACGCATCAAAATATGCATGTGACAGTACTATCATCAGGCAGTGTTCAATGAGAATACCAGATAAAGACCACGAACGAGTGCACCCGCCCCCCTTCGTCGCTAACCCACTACTGCATACGTAGCGTAATTTACCATCCGTAGTGGTTAGGGTATTCATCGTACCGCCACACTGACCGCAACGAATTAAACGCATACCCGCCAGTAAACTTATGCTTGAACTTTTATTAGCCCTGAACCGATTGTTACTTTTTACTTCCTGAATTCGATAGAACTCAGCCTCTGTGCATAATGCCGGGTAATAATTTTCGAGTTTGTTCTCTTCAAGTCCGAATTTCAGTGTTCGACAACCATATAACGCCGGATTTACTCGCATATTTTTGATAGTTGAACCTGACCAGTCTCGCCCCTTGAATCCGTATGGGTATCTCTCACGCAGGGCTGCAACAATTCTAAAAATGCTTTCCCCCTCCTTGAACATTTCGACGATCAATTTCGCTGGTTCCCACATTTCCGGGTGAGGCTTGACACCTTCCCGTTCGTCACCAGTTGAGTCTATCCACCATACATGACTCCCAGCACTTTTTATCGTGGCTGGCTTCCCCTCTTTATGTCTCTCAATCAACTGTTTAGCATGACTAACAACGCGTTTCGATTTGGTTTCTGACTCCTCGTTAGCACGGGCGAACAACATGATACTCATCATCAAACCTGTCGCATTAGCCGCAATAGACTCTTTGTTATAAACATGCTCATCCATGCCTGTAACGATGGTGATACCCAGTTTCAGTACTGATATAAACCATTCTGTCGCGTCAAGTACGTTTTGCCGTGATAGGCGGTCTAACGATTCTACATACAGCCATGAATCTGATGGTACAAGCCCTTTTTTAACAGCCCCGATGAAACCGCCTAGTGCAGATTTCTTTTCATCCCAGTTTGCCCCTCTATAGGCTGATACAGCCTCGTCACGCAATTCTGCCCATTCTAGCCCATTCCGTGCGGCATACTCTTTTGATTTTCGGGTTTGGCGTTCGAGTGAACTGTTGCCAGTTTGCTTGTCGGATGACCAACGAACATACGAATATAGTTGAGTTTTCATATACTTGACCTGATTTTTTGTTGTTAGTGTTTTATCTACTGAATAGTATAACAGGCTTACCCGGATGGCTGATGATATGCACGTTGCCGCTGGCGATGGTAGCAATCATCGCCTCGGTATTGGTAGCTTTGTCCTGCGGAGCAAATACCGGCTCATGAAAACCGGCAAGGATCAGATCCAGCGAGGTCAGCATCGGGCCGGTA